TGTCCTCCATTATACGAAATTGTAAGGACATAACAACATACCAAAGGAGATTTTGGTTACATAAGCTTGTCCCTCCTGACAATCCTATCATATCTAGGCGAGTTTTTGTAACTTCATATACATTTCTAACAATTACACATAAGTACAAAAAAAGAGAGGGTTTTTAACCCTCTCTGTAACTATTTGGAAAGAACTTTAATCTCTCCGTATATCAATGATAGGAATGCTACAGAACCAAGGGATACGATCCCAGCGACTTGTAGTGCTCCCATATCACTTTACGTAAGTGCGACCACGGTAGCAGTAGGTGCCGTGAGTTTCCTCACTTGCCTGATGCACTTTGCAATCAACTCCACGATACTTAGTAACGAGGACTTGTGCGTCGTGCAGTGCTGCTGCCTTGTCGATTTGCTTCTTAATGAGAGTTAAGGTGTTCATTGTAGATACTCCTGAAATACTAGGGTGAAAATTGAACCTTCTCAGCTTGCGCTGGATCCGTTTTTTCCCGTTCCTTCAGTCGTTTGCGTCCCATGGACATTCAGAAGTATAATCCTGAAGGGTTTCAATTAATTCTAACTTCCACTCTGCTTTCAGATTTTCATGAGCCTCGATTCTAAGAACCACAGTCTCAGCGTCTGCACAGGTGATAGATGAACTAAGTAGAAATTCAAACATGGGATGAACGCTCCGTTCCGCGACTTACTTGCGTCCTATGTATACACTCCATCACATTTACCCTCTACTTTAGTCTTAAGATATCCTATCAAGTTCCTTTTTGACCTTAGGTCAAGATGAGGATCTATCTGGATTTCTGTTCGTCTTTGTAGAAACCTTTCACAACTCATGTGCCACCCGTAAGGGTTGCCGTCATCATGATGGGCAAAGGTAAATGCCAGCAGGAGTGCTAACATGTTGGATGAACGTATGGGTTATTATAAACCCTATGAATTATATAGTCAAGTTCTTTTGTAACTTGTGATACAATTTACAAAAACATACCTTTCTCATCCATATAGTGAAGGGTCTCTTTTAAACTACCAATGTGCTTGGCACCGATTGCAACTTGAGGATACTCAGCACCCTCTCCAAACTCTGCCTCAAACGCTCTCTGTGTAAAGTGTTTGTTGAGTTGGTATTCATGGTATTTACCTCCCAAGTGTTTAAGCAGAGAACATACTCTCTGACACTCTTGAGATCCGTTTGTGTAAACTACGCATGTGTTGTCAATCACGTTTCCTCCAATTGTCGATTTCTTCTTGTGTTGGAACAATGATTCGGAAGGCAAGGCCCTCCTCCTCAAATTCTTCATTCATCTTTTCGTAAGTCTCTGGTGTGATCTCTTCAAATTTCATACTTATCCCAGACCTTACGAATGTTTTGAGTGATGGGCAGACCACCAATATAAGTTTCTAACAGTTCTCCATCACCATCAGTAATAACAAGAACAGGAGTAGCAGTCACACCATACTTCCTAGCGAGTGTAAGATTCTCTTCAGGAATAGGCACATCACTTACGTCTTCAAGATAGACCTCTTCAATAACACTCTCGCGGGGATCGTTGAGAGCAGTAATATATCTCTTGACCAGACCACAAGGACCACAAGATTCTTTTGTAAACATCAAAAATTTAGTCACGCTGCCTCCAATCATCAGGTTTGTCTCTTTGAAACCAATCTACAATCTCATCTGCACCATCAAACCCCGTTTTGTAATTAGATGGGTCGGGGTCTCCTAGTCCCATCTTATTCATAAAATCCTCCATACTACCCTCTTGAATATCCTGGGATGCTTGGCGTCTTGCCTTTTGCAGCCAGTCTCTTGCAAGCGTATGTGCTTTAGCAAGTTTCTCTGCCCAGATCATGTCCTCTAGTGGGACCTCTTCTTTATTTGCGATGCACCGACAAATGGACTCTAAACGGAGTCTATATTGGGTAGATAGCATGTTTTAATTCTTGCGGAGTTTTGATTCTAATTCTGAAGTCTTATTAAATTCAGCGTATGCTGCTTCAGATCTATCACCAAGAATACTCAGAATGTCATTACGGATAACATCGTTATCAACATAATCATCCAAGTATTTGTCAATGGCTTCTTTCAGATATCTATACCTGTGCCACTCTGGTGAATAGGGTTTATACATGATTAGAAATTATATGATGAGATCATAGTACTATTTAATGAATCTGTCAATACACTCATTCAAATGCTTCAGAATCCATACCGTATTCATCAACTAGTTTGTCAATGCTGGTTTTGTTCCCCGACAGTTTTTCAATTTCGTGCATTGAAGACTTCTGATACTTCTTCAATTTTTTGTAACTCTTAATAATGTTATCGATTTCGTCTGCATTGATGTTGAATCGGATGTTGCCATCCTTTGTTGGATCATCAGCGAAACCTTTGAATCCTGCACTCATTTCTTTTTCTTGTCATCAGGTTTTTTATATCCCCACAACTTGGGATTGACTGTGCCATATCCAAATTCAATCTTCTGAACTGCACCTTTGCCATACTTGTCGTAGTACATATCAAATAATTCTACAGTCTTTCTACAGCGAGTAAGATCAATATGTTCTACTCCATCTACAACATACCAGATGAGCCTCGCATCATTAGGAAGTGACTTGTCATTAGCTGCTTCAAGAGTTGTTTTCTCTTGCAGAATCTGACAACTATAGTCCGAAGGATTAATATTCGGTTTGCCTGTGCCAAACTCTGCCATTTGTTCTTCCTGTTCTTGTACAGCTGCTGTCATGAGCGACCTCCCCATTGAATATCAGGATATGCATCCTTCACGTTTTGAAGTGTAATCTTATATTTTGATTCTAGTGCCCCGTCCTTGATAAGGATAAGGACTTCTGCCTCCAGTGGATGAAGACCACGGAGAAGATTGATGAACATCATCTCTCTACGAATGTTGTTGAGAGAATCATTACCACCCTTTACAAAGTGGTAGAGGTTCTGCCACTCACGACGGAGAGAGGTTTTGCCTCGTCCATCCATATCTTGTCCAGTAGCAGACTCTCCACCCCTTGCTTCTTTAGCGATGTTCTCAGAGAGAGTTCCAGAGTATACAGATTGATCTTCTGCGTCACCATAAGGAACCTCACCAGGAGGAAGAAGACTAATCACTGTCTCGTCGAAATTGAAGATAAAGATGCTCTTCAGTGAATCATGCTCATACTTCTGAAGTACCTCTACCTTCTTAGCAGCGGAACGTTGCTTTGATGCAAGTTCCAAGACTTCATAAACAAAAGGATTAGGAGGAAGATCAGGGATCTTCGTAGCTCTCTTAGTCGTTGTCTTCTTCTTCGTCGTAGTCATAATCGTTTTCAAATCGTACTGCTAAAATTTCATCGGGAAGAATGTTCCCATTTTCATCGAACATCTCTGGATGTGTAAAAACTGGTTGTGTTTGGAATTGATGCTCTTTTGCGAGCCATCCTACCACACCTCCAACAAAAAACATCATTATGGAAAACAATGTTCCAAACGTGAGAGTTACTGCTAACATCTTCCTACTCCAGACTATTTTTTTCTAATGTCCAAGTAGAAGTTTAGATGGAATACAATCTCTCGTCGGAAGAGAGAGACCATTTTACCAAACTTCACTTGGAAAGTTTTGGGCTTCTCTGGTAACCTCCTCCTATTTCTTAATAATAGTTCAACACCCCGATTTATGTTATGGGGTTCTGACTTATTTAGTGCGCTTCTTTCGTCCTGGTCTTCGGTCATCACTATATCTCCTAGCATCTTCAATGATGCCATTCAAATAATTTTTAATCTTCCTTGCTTGTGGCTTAGGGATGTGACCGTAACCCTCACGCAACTGCTTGTGAACATCATCTGAACCACCTTCCAGATATGCTTCTAAGTCTTCAATAAGTGATTCAAGTTCCTTAATAGTTGTACTATCAAGGAACTCATCAATCTGATGCTTCTTAATCTTAGTATCTTTCAGGTAATCATAAAACTTCAGGTTCAGTTGTCCCTCAAAGGCATTATCGATTGCGTGTTCAATTAGATCGTAGATGTCGATGAGGTTCTGTTCCATTAGACTAGTTTCTGTTCTCTAAGATACTTAACTGTTTCGGTGCATCCACCAATGAGCACGTCATCTTTTACTACTCTTGGGAAGGTAGTGCCCTGACCAAACTTCTCATAGAATTCTGGTCGGTCAAAGTCTCTTCCAAGTTTGTAGACAACGTGTTGAAGTTCTGCCAGTTGGAGAACTTGTTCAACTTTGCTGCAGTAAGGGCAGCCATCTCTTGAATAAACGACGTACATAGTTTGAAATTTATTTAGGGGTCGAATGTTTTTAGGTCAGAAGGTTCCAACTTTTGTTGGGTTGGAATAGTATGCCAGGATCCTCCAACACCTCCGTCCATATTAACAACAATGTCTCCAGTTGGCAACTCATATGTCTTACCAACATCAACAATGTCACCAGGGAATGGGGTGAACTGATAGTAGTGGCCGTCCCATCGACGATTTCTACCAGCGATGAGATTGACTGCATCTCTTTCCTGTCCGCAGTCAGCAATCTTTTCACCCCTAGGATTGTATACAGAGTAGAGTCCTATCATTTGCTATAGGTGTCATACATTTTTGCATCATCAGACTTCTTGAGTTCGGCAGCAAGTTCCTTCTCAGTCTTGTGATGATGTGCCTTCAGTTCAGGATTGGATACAGACTTACTCAAGTCCCTACGATCCTGGTTCTTGATAATAATGAAGGCATCTTTGTTGTACTTGCGAGTACCAATGGGTGACTGCCACTTCTTGTTATAAACTTCACCAACATCGATACCAGAGACAGAAGTACCCCCAATTTCAACAGAAACATCATCATAGCAATCCCAACCAAGGGTCTCAATTGCTTTTAGAAGTTGCTCAGTTACACCTTGGTTGCAAACAGCAAGTGCTTTTCGTGCTGCAGATACAGATTCGTCCATAACATTTTCCTCTGGGTCAAGTGATCCGTGCATAAGGATTCTCCTTTCGATCTATTATAGCATAAAAAAAGGGGAGTGCTAGTCCCCGTCGTACATTCTTTCCAGTTTCTCTCTGGATAGATCAACGTACATAACCTCATCGCCAGGGGCAGGTGCCTCTGGATGTTTTGGTTTGGGTGGTTCGGACATCATCTTATTGATGTCACGAATGTTCGCCCACATAAGAGCAAAGGCTCCTCCCGCAATGAGGGAGAAGCACACGCCCCATATAAAAGCAAGATAGTGATTCACAGTGCGTTACCGCGTGGAAGAACTTCCTCAGGGAATACAAAGTTTTCATGTGGTTGGTCAACCTGTGCCATCCAGTTACGAAGGCCTTCATTCAAGAGAATGTTCTTGGTGTAGAAGGTTTCAAATTCTGGATCTTCTGCTGCTCTCAGTTCTTGTGAAACAAAGTCATAAGCGCGAAGGTTGAGAGCAAGACCAATAATACCGATGGAAGATGTCCAAAGACCCATAACAGGAACAAAGAGCATAAAGAAATGCAACCAACGCTTATTACTAAACGCAATACCAAAGATCTGAGACCAGTAGCGGTTTGCAGTAACCATTGAATAGGTTTCTTCTTCTTGGGTTGAGTCAAATGCTTTGAAAGTATTTGCTTGTTCACCGTCTTGATACAAAGTATTCTCTACTGTAACACCGTGGATAGCAGAAAGCAACGCACCACCTAAGATTCCTGCCACTCCCATCATATGGAAGGGATTGAGCGTCCAGTTATGAAAGCCCTGGAGGAAGAGAAGGAAGCGGAAAATCGCTGATACACCAAAACTCGGCGCAAAGAACCAACTCGACTGTCCGAGTGGATAGATGAGGAAAACAGAGACAAAAACAGCAATAGGCCCAGAGAACGCAATAGCATTGTACGGACGGATACCGATTAGGCGAGCAAGTTCAAACTGTCGAAGCATGAAACCAATGAGAGCAAAGGCTCCGTGGAGCGCCACAAAAGTCCAGAGTCCCCCAAGTTGGACCCAGCGGACGAAATCGCCCTGAGCTTCAGGACCCCAAAGTAGAAGAAGAGAATGACCCATAGCGTCAGCAGGCGTTGACACAGCCGCTGTAAGGAAATTAGCACCCTCAAGATAACTAGACGCCAACCCGTGGGTGTACCACGACGTAGCGAAAGTAGTACCAGTGAGCCAGCCCCCAATTGCAAGATAAGCAGTGGGAAAAAGAAGAAGTCCAGACCAACCCACAAAGACAAAGCGATCTCGTTTAAGCCAGTCATCAAGGATGTCAAACCATTCCCTCCCTTGTGATTGTTGTGAAAGAGTTGAAGTTGTCATAACCTCCTGTAAGTTCTTACATATTTAGTTTACATAAGTTTACAGATAAGGTCAATCCGTTAATATACTTACCCAGCTGGGTAATCCCAGTCAGTAATTTGATTTACTTTGTGCCAAGGGCCCCATCCATCCTTGTAAAGATATGGGGCAGTTCTCACAGGACACTTGTCACCAGTACACAGAAGATCATCAACGATCCTCCAGGATTCAGTCACCTCATCAGAATGAACGAAGTGTGATTGGTCTGCATTGAGTGCATCAAATAAAAGTTTCTCATAACCATCAACACCCAACCAGTCAGGATAGCGATGGTTTAGTGTTGCAAGTTCAACTTTCTCACCAAGTCCAGGAGACTTCACATCAATCTGAATATCAAGGTGAGCGTGTGGTTGTAGGCGCATCACAATACGTCCAGGTGTTTCTCCTTCAAACAAACTCAATGGTGGAGATTTAAGTTTGACAACCACCTCAACACATTGGTAAGGCATCTTCTTACCAGTCATAAAGTAAAAAGGAACACCTTGCCATCTCCAGTTGTCAACATAAAGGTCGCCCGCAACAAAGGTTTGAGTCATAGAGTTAGGACCTACACCCTGCTCCTCACGATAACCTTCATACTGACCTGTCACAAACTTCTTACCAAGTCTGGTGGCAGCAAGAACTTTTGTCTTCTCTCTACGAATCTCCCTTGCGTCCATTCTGCAAGGAGCATCCATGGCAACCAGTGACAGAACCTGAAGCATATGGTTCTGGAGCATATCTCTTACAACACCAGCAGTGTCATAGTATTGTGCCCGACCATCACAACCAATCGTTTCAGTTGCGAAGATTTGAACTTCTTCTATATACTCCCTGTTCCAAAGTGGTTCAAGAAGTACATTCCCAAAGCGAGTAGCAAGAATATTGTTGACAGTATCTTTACCAAGATAATGGTCAATGCGATAAACTTGTTTTTCGCGTAGATGTCTCCCCACCACAGACTGTAGATGATTAGCAGATTTAAGATCGTACCCAAAGGGTTTCTCGATAACCACTCTGGAGTGATCTGGGTCATCCAAGAACCCAGCTTCTTTGAGATTGATGATAGCATTTTCGTATCTCTCTGGAGGAACAGATAAGAAGTATGTTGTGTCAGCACTATCATCATGAAGATGCATCAAACTATCTTTACAATCAAGATCACAACATACGAAATCTAACCAGTGACAGAACTCTTCTGGATACTCTCCAAGATGTTCTAACCATGATTCCTTAGTATGTTCTCTACGAGATGCACCAACAATCAAGATATTGTGAGGAAGAAGTTCTTTCTTCCACAACTCATGAAGTGCAGGAATCAGTTTTCTTTTACACAAGTCTCCAGTAGCACCGAAGATAACAATGCGTCTAGTGAGCGGTTCCGTTTCCATCATACTTGTCTG